TGTGCGAACCAACCTCTGCCACCACCTGGTGGGGTTGGGCGCGCGCCAGAAGCGGCCTCGCGCCGGTTCTGTACGGCCCGAACTTACCAAAGAGCCCCTGCGCGCCCAAAGCGCGCTTCGGGGTAACCACCACAAAGAGTCCCTGCGCCCCAACCAGGCGCTTCGGGACACCACAAACCCTAGGCTTCCGACCCAGCAGCGGCAAGGAAATAGCGGAGTTCGCCGCCCTTTTCCCCAGCCCACCAACCACCCCCGAGCTCGAGTCCGTCCGGTTGGCCATCACCGGGCCGGCTTGTGCCCCGCGCCCCACCGCCTCGCTGCCCGCCGGGCTCGCCGCCAGGCGGGCCGCCGTGCTTCGCGACGCCAAAGGTCTCTTCCCGACCGCGTGCGACCCGATCGGGTGCCGCTGCGACCGGTGCCACGCCGCCCACCACGCCGCCGCCGCCCGCTCCCTCTCGGCCACCCTGCCATGCCCCTGCGGCGAGGCCCCCTGGCCCGGCCTCCCAGGCGACTCGCGTGCGACCAAGTTGGCGACTGGGCTCGGCGTGGAATGCGCCAAGCCCGGTGGCCTACCAGCCGGCTTCGGAGCCATGGTGCGGCGCGCTTTCCCCCGCGACCCCGGCCACTGGGACCTGACCCGGTTCCTCGTGCTCGTCGGGGCCACGTTCCCGCGCAGCATTTTTGCCGGCACAGTCCAGTACGCGGCCATCCTCAACATCGAGCTGAACCGCTATTTCCAGTCGACCAGTCGGGCAGCCCGTGAGTGCCCGTACGCGGTCAACGCCGGGCAGGAACGTCTCCTCACAGAAATCGGGCTCGAGGTGCCCAACCCGGGGTCCCCCAGCGTCCCACACGGGTTCCACAAGAACCTGGAGGAGCAACACCTCCGGATGTTGGCCGCCCTGGTAGTGCCCAACCAATTCGAGCTCATCTCCTGCAAGGCCAGCAAACAGGGCATCTTCCCGCAGCCCGCCGCCGTCCAGAACCCTGTGATGGAGGCCCGCGACATGTATCGGTACCCCGGCTCTGCGCTCACGGTCAGCGTGTTCGACCCGGCCATCCCCGTCCACGTCATGCACGACGTCACGTCTGTGGTCGGGCCCCACGAGCTTGTGGAACGGTTGGTGTCAGAGCACCCCGACGGACACATCCTCGCCACCGGGGTGAACCCACCGGAGTTCCTTGTTCACAAACGCTCCTTCCACTACAACTCCCACCGAATCGAGTACGAGGAGGACAGCGGCGACGCCATCTGGTACCCCACCGGCAACCAAAGTGAGGGATACCGACAGCCCGTTGAGGTCACCAAGTCATGGCTACAACACGACAGCATCCGCGGCTCCAACGGGGCGCTTTACCAGATCGTCCTGCTCGACTACCGTTACGGGCACTGCCTCTGGCACGTGTTTGCCGGCGACCAGGCCCCAAGTCGCTCGCGCCAATTCGGCACCGGGACCTTCGTCTGTGTGCCCGCCATACTCACCGGCACGGGCCAGGCCGAGTACCTGGAGCGCGAGTTCGTCACCAACATGCTCGACTTCGCCAATCGGACACCCATCAAGACCCCAGACAATTTCGCCGCCAAGGCCGCCGGCCTGCGGGCCGCGAGCGGCGGGGTCATCACTGCATACGACTGCGAGGTCGGGGTGCGGATCGCCGACTGGGCACGCACGTCCCGCGGGCTCGCAGGCTCTGCCACCCTCCTGGTGTACCGGCTCGCCTGTGTGGCCACGCTTAACCTGGCCGCCGCGTTTTCAAGCACCACCACCGCCGTCCGCATGATCGATGAGCGCAATAACACCCTCGTCGTGCGGACTACTGAGGGTGGCGGCTGGAGCAAACCGGCCCCAACCAAAGACTACGGCCGATCGATCCCGAACTACCCGACGTGGCTAGAGCGCGTGTCCGCATGCACGGCCCTCGCCTTCTCCCTGCTGGTCCCCAAAATCGTGTTTGCGGAGGCCCTCTCGCACGCGTACCGCGTGGACAACCTGTGGGACGGCATCACCCGAACCTGGCAGTGGCTCGGCCTCACCTGGCCCAGGAGCGCCCTCATCGCCTCGACCTTCGTGGTGAGCCAGCTCGCGCCAAACCGGTTCGCGCTGGCGATAGCCCACTGGGTGAGTCACTACTGGCGCCAGATCTGGGTGCCAGGCTGCCTGCTGTCCTGGTACCACGTCGTCGCTCGCGAGGTGTCCGGCGCCCCAGGCTACGAGTGGTTCTACTGCGGCCCGGGTCGCGGCTGGGCATGGCAGGGGGCCCTGGTCTTGTTCGCCGCCCACGAGGTGCTCCCTGGCCTCGTGGGGCACCAGTTCATCCCGTTCTTCATTGGGTTGCCCCTGGCCCCAATGGCCGCCGCCCACCCTGCGGTCGCCATCGGGTGGCTCGCCCTCGGGGCGTGGCTGACCCTGAACTACTTCCGTCACACCGGCCGGCTTGCGCTCCCCCCCCCGGCAGCACAGCCCGACACCCTCGCGTCCCTGGCCTACTCGTTCCTCTACGCCGCCGCTGCCCTCCCGGACCGCGCCGGCAATCTGAGCGCCACCACCCTGCCCTCCGCCGTCACCGCCGCGCCAATCACGCCGGCCGTGGTGCCACAACCGGCGATGCGGGTGGTGCAGCCCGCCTACGTGGCCCCAGCTAATCGGGCCGCGCTGGCGATCTCACCGGCAGGCCTCACGTTCCACGAGTGGGCCACCCAGGTCGGACAGGCCTACACGGCCAACCCGGCCCTCTTCCCTCCCCTCGCCCCGAACGCCTCCTGCTTCTTCGACGTTGTCGCGACCGTGGCCGGCGGGACGTCGCACCAGTGGTACTCATGGTTCCACGCCATGCGCGACACCCCGGTAGCGAATCTGCCCGTGCCGATCGGCCAGCTGACGCCAGGCGAGATTCAGCGCTTTTGCGCCACCAGTCAATTCGGCTACGCCTTCCACGGCACGCGGGCCGAGGCCTGCCCGGCCAGCGGCGGGTGGCCCGTCCTGCACATGTCCATCACCGTGGCGAACGGCCTCTACCACGTCGAGCCCCTCCAACTTCCCGCCGTGAGCCCCGACACGCACCACTTGGCCGTCGTCTTCGCGACCATGGAAGCGTGCGACCCCGCCTGGTTCGCCGAGAGCCGTCGTCGCCATGCCTTTCGCGGCGGTCGTGCTCCCGCGGCCGCCCCGTTCCTCGTGGGGGTGGTGCCGCAGTTTGCCGGTCCCTTGAGCAACGCGGATGTCGACATGGCCATCGCCGCGTCGGCCTGGACTGCGGCCCTGACCCCCCCGGGACGCAACGCGCGCGGCCCCGGGCTGTACCGATGGGACTTCCGCACCCACCCCCTGCGGGTCGCCGTGGGGGCCAACGGGCCCCAACCGATCGACTACGTCGCCCCGCCAACCTACGTGGGCGCCCGGCCCCCTGCTCCCACGGTCGTGCCACAAGACCCCGTGCAGAGGATGATCGGGCCACGGCCTCCCTCCGGCGCCGCATCCGCCGCCCGATTCCAGTTCGGATCGATCGGCCTGGCCCCGACCCTAAACCGCCCTAACCGGGCCCAGGCTGGCGGTGGGCCCACGGTGCGGCCGCGCGCCCGGCGCCCACGCGGAGCAACGCCAGACTCGGCGCTGGACTTCTTTGGCTCCTCCCTCATGGTGGGCGCGGCGCCGAGCCCCGCCACCCCCACGTACGCCCGTGCCTCCCAACTGGCCCAGGCCCTCGCTGCCCAGCTCACCTCGTTCGACCACACCCTCCCCGCCCGCCCCCTCGCGCGCGAGGAGGTCGAGTACACCGTCGACCTGCAGCGGGCGAAGCGCCTAGCCTCGGATTTCGTCGCGCGGCCGGACTTGTTCGGCACCAACTGCGAGCAGGCAGCTCTCATCGCGAAGACCAACGACGCCATCATCGATGAAAGCATTCGCTCCGGTAAGGTCATCAAGCTGCGAGCGACCCTCCTTTTGGGCTGCGCGGGATGCGGGAAAAGCACCGAGACGGGCCGGATCCTCGACGAACTCTCCCTGGAGGAGAGGCGTCAGGTGCGGGTGGTCACGCACACCCAACGGCTGCGCGCCGAGGCGAAGGAGACCCACAAGCAGCCGGGGCTACGCGGCTTCTCATTCCCCACAATCGAAACCGTCACGAGTCAGCCGTCTTCCGGCGGACTGATCTGGGACGACGCCGGGAAGATGTGGGGCGGCACCATCGACTACGTCCTGGCCACCAACCCCGGCGTCACGTGGATCGTGGTCAACGGCGACCCCGCCCAAGGCTCCGACTACACCCCGCTCCCGGGCGGCCAAAGCGAGTACCTGCCCAACGCTCTCGAGAGTTTCCTGCCCTACGCGACCAAGTACGCCACCATCAGCCACCGGATCCCCCGGCTCACCGCCTCCCTTCTCGGCCTCCACACCACGAACCCCGCGCCCGGACACCTGACGTTCACCACCCAGCCCACCGGGTACCCAGTGTTGACTGCCTCCCCGCGGTACGTCAACGTCCTTCGTGGCGGTGGCGAAGATGCCCGGACCTACGGCTCGGCGCAAGGCGAGACCCTGACCACGGACGTCGAGGTCGACTTCACCGGGCTTGCAGGGGGAACCACTGACGCCAGCGTCTACGTGGCCCTCACGCGCAGTACCGTCGGCACCTACCTCCACGGGTCCGCGGTCGAGGCCGGCTCCTCGGCCCTCGTTGCCCCGACGGCCTCCGACATCCTCAACAGCATCCTCTACGACATGCGCATGCGCCAGGCCACCACCGCGGTCCCGACTGACCTGACCCGTCGCGCGTTCGCAAAACATTTATTGCGTGCCATGCCTGTGTTCGACATGCAGCCCGTGGGGTTCAGCGCAGATTGGCGGACCTTCTCCCAGCATGTCCCAACCGCGCATCACGTCGACCCCGTCGATCTCGCCCCGACCGATGCCGAGCCCGCGGAGGGGCCGGCTGCCGACGGGCTCGTCTACGACGCCATCGACCCGGAAGTCGCTCCCCGCGACGCCGAGTCCCGGGAGCGCGTGTTCCGAGGCATGCAGACGAGGCAGTTCGTCGAAGGACGGCACGTCAACCCGCCGCGCCACCGGGCGACTGACCGCGCCACGTGGGCCGCTGGCGTCGCCAAGCGCATCCACCCCGGGACGCTGGAGACCAACCGGGCCCGCATGGAGGCCTGCCCGCGTGATGAGATGTGCGTCATGTTTGACATTTTGCAGCCTGACGTGCCCCAGTGGAAGGACCACGCCGAGCGCTACATGGACACCGCCGTCCTCACGTACGCCGAGCCCCGATCAGAGCAGGTAGTGCTGAGAAAGTTGGCCCAGCACGACCCCGACCGCACCGGCCGGAGCGTGCTCCTGAGCGTCAAGGAGCAGACCATCAAGAAACTGCCCGACGTCGATTGCAACGCCAAGGCCGCCCAAATGATCCACATGTACGACATCGCCACCACCCTTGGTGAGCGCGCCATGTGGCGGTTCGTCGAGGACAAGATCATGCACAACTTCGGGCCCAACGTCACTGTGTTCAACCGCGAATCCCCAGCCGAGTTTGCCGCCCGTGTCGGGCCCCGCCTGAAGGGCGCGCCAACGCTCACCGGCGCCGACGCCACCAGCTGGGACGCCGGCTGCGACGCCGGAATGCTCAACTTCGACTGCCATGTGCTCGCCCGCGCCGGCCTGCCGGAACCCATGATCCGCGACTACCGCGAGCGACGCCTCAGCACCTTCTCGCAGCTAGGAACCATGGCCACGATGCAGAATTCCGGCGACGGCGGCACCTACTGCATGAACTCCATTCGCGACGTGGTCGTCACCACCATCCGGCTGCGGGTTCAGCCCCACTTCCTGGCCTTCGTGTCCACCCCGACCGGCAAGCAGCACCTCCGACGCCCGGGCGTCGCCCCATACGGCCCACTTGATGTGGCCCGAGAAGGCACCGCCCCATTGCTCATGGTCAACGGGGATGACGTCCTGCTGGCCGGCGACGCCACCACGTCCCCGACCTCATTCAAGGTCGATCGGTTCCCCGACTCAGTTTGGGAGTTCAAGGACGAGCAGGGGCCCAAGCTGGAGTTCAGCGGGATGTACCTCGGCACAGACGGGTCAGCCGGGTACTCCGCCCGTGGCCTCCTCCACCGGTGCCTGATCAAGGCCGAGGCCGGAACCACGGACCCCATCCAATGGCGTGCCTACGCCGACCTGTTCGCCGGGGTCCATTCGAACGATGCCGACACCGCCGAGATCGCGAAGTACCTCCTCGCCCACCTTCCTGCCGACGTCGTGCTTGACCTCACCCCCCTGGAATTCCGCGAGAGTGTGCGCGAGTTGGCCACCGACCCGGCCTACGCCCCGTTCCGCGCCCTCAAGGTCACCCCGGTCCGAGACCACCACCCGAACATCCGAGACAAGTAGTGCCTCGCAGCTCGATGACTGTTTCCGTCGCCGCCCGTCCCCGTCCGCTCGTTCGCCCGTCCGCCCGCCCGCCCGTCCGC